ATTCCTGTTACTGGAAGAAAAAGACCCGATTCAATTTCAAAATCCCAAACAAGAGCCGACTCTTCGTCATAAGTTGTTCCATCAATATCGTGAAAAATTCTGACCGATACAGCATTTGCTGAATTATTGGCAATTCTCAATGATACCTCTACGGTTTCTCCAGCGGCAGGTTGATAAAGTAAGACCGGATTTGTCGAATTTTCCCTTACCTGGGCCAATGGTTTATATTCTAAAGCCATCTATACTGTCCTTGAGGCATGTATATAAAACTCAATCTCATCTTGTTCTGCAAAATATGTGCTGTCATGGCCATCTAACAAGTCAGAGTCTAATCCGCTTCCGGACCCGGCCCCGCTTATTCCTGTTGTCGGAAGTTTTACAGTCCCAACAATATCAACAGTTGCGGCCGGAGTGTTCGTCCCGATACCGAGTCTTTTATTGACTTTATCCCAGAATAAGTCTGAGTCTTCGGCCAATAAACCATCATCAGCAAATGGAATTGAACCATCTCCGAAAGAGGTCGGTATTTCTTCAATGTTTTTGTCTATATTGGTATCGACAAGATCGGCCAATAAAGCCAGACCATCTATAATTGAAAGATAATCTTCTATAAGAGCATCCGGCCAGTCTGTGAGCGTCTTCAGGTCATTTGCGCTTAATACAAGACCTCTAAGTCGTTCTATGGTTGTTGGATCAGGCATAAGTAAGCTCCATCAGCGCAAAGGCCATGCGTGATTTAGAAACCCCCCTGAATCTGAACCCTAACCAATCGTTGCAATAACCAAGACGTCTGAGAATGAATCTTTGACCATAATCATTGGGTTTTCCGTATTGCATCCAATGTTCACTCGGATATGAAACACCATTGCTCGTTATCGCCATGGCCACCGTTGCATCAAGGGTGGTTGTGTGCCCTGGGATCGTTTCAATGCTTATTTCGTCAATAGAGAATGTTTCAAGATCAATAAAAGGCGTGCATAGGACCCACTCTGAGATCGCGTCATATTGCGTAGCTACGTCGTGATCCAAAAGCCCTATCTTTGAGTCAAGCTTGTCGCCATATACCCATTTACCCGATCTGGCGTCCAACACGCCATTGATTCCTCGATAGGTCGTGTCACCGGTTCCTGATTTTAATATAGTCCATGCGATTTCTTTCCCAAACTCAGCAGCGACAGACACATTAAAGCATAATGTTTCTTCCGGAAGATGAATCAAAACAAAAGAGACATCATTTTCAATCCGGCACTCCATCCTCATGCCCGAAAGTTCGGGTTCTGAGTATTTAGCGATAATCTTGTCAATTTCACGAGTTGAGACTTTTACGGCACTCCCAATTCCAACAGCGTAAACCGAAACTGCTCCGTCCCTATATCCTCCGGTGATGTAAAAACTCCCCCCGCCAAGTTCGCATTTTGCATGAGTCGCTACGATCCCTATTTTCTGACCCCTTGTTGCAATTCTCGTAAACGCAAAATTCTCACTCGCAATGTTGGTAAAGTATTCAAGGCTGTATCTTCCAAACACGATGACTTTATCATCCTGAGTCAAACCTATCCCAAGTGAAGGATCAGGGGAAAACTCGGCAGTTGCATATTGTAATGGGTTAATACTTGTTTCGTCAGTCAATTCGGTATGAAATAAATACTCTCCGTCTGTCATAAAGTAATAATTATCCACCCAAACCCCATCGATAGGCGATCCAAGATCAGGGTCAACAACTTCATTGAACCCGCTTGTAGGACTGTAAAGAAAAAACCGTCCGTCTGCTATGATTCCCTGAGTGTTAAATCCGTATAAATCGATAAGCCTTGCCTGTGAAGTACCTGGAATCGTGCCTAATTCTTTAACCGTTCCATCGGTTGAAACTGATATCAACTTATTCCCAGACACCCTGTAAAGTTCATGGAATCGCTCGTTATAATTCGCGCCCCTGTCAGCACCAATCCCATCTGCAAGTTTTGTTAGGCCGGGGTACTCGATCATATACCCTTTTGCACCGAGAATATCCTTTCTGACAGCATACATATTGACTGGCAAAGCGTCCCTGTAATCGGTAGCAACGCTGTTGTCTATGCTGTCGCCTTTGATTAAATTAATGGGTACTGTTGGCATATTATCCTTTAATGAAGTACAAGACCAAGGCCAAGGCTGTTCATTCCCTTTTGGGTTGACTCTGATAATGGCGCATACCCCCCATAAGCCCCAATATCCCACGGCGGGTTCGTGGTGTCCTGATTGACCGTAACGACTCCATCCGGCCATGTGGAAGCAGCGCCTAACGCAAGGTAAACAGAACCATCCCCAAGGTCTGCCCCTGCATCAATCGCCGGACTCCCCGCCTGAAGCGTAAAGTCTCCGCTCGAGGGATCGGTCATCAATGGGTCGGCTTCGACTGAATTGGCATCTCCACTGCTCTGCGTTTTCCAATTTGTAAATGTATAATCAGTTCCTTTCCAATAGTATTTTGTTTCTCCGCCACTTCCCATCCAGTAATCATTGTTATCAAAGGTTGGAGACAATCCTGCATCGTTAGTTACCCATACGATATGATTGACAGAGCTTGCATCTATGATATTGTTTTTTGCTTCGGATTGAACATCAGGAGCTACTGGATCTGTGTTGAACATCAAGCCGATATTTTCTATATCATAGAAAGTATTATTATAAACTTTATTATTAGGGCCATTTACTTCAAGGGCAATCCCCGACCCTGCCGCACCGTTAGCAACTCCATTTACAACATTGCCTATCCATAGAGATTCACCACAGAACCCATCCATTGCCCGACCGATAAGGTTAACAAATTTATTGTAGCTCGTTACTCCTTTATGATAATCTGCGTTATCTGCATAAGAATCGCTGTCATATAGTACTCCGCTGTCTGCTGTGGTGGATTGACCAAGATCATGGAAATAGTTTTTTGTGATTAAAAAGTCCTGACAATGAGAATTGTCTATATCTCTTAATTCAAGTGCATTTGTAAGTTTTGTAAACTCGCTTTTTTGAACAATTGCATCATCTCCATGAAGTGTCATTCCGGTAACAGCATATCTAAAGAGACAGCCATCAACCGTAATTCCGTCCTGTTTTGATGCATCGCTGGCATACAGACCTATATATGTTGACATCTGAACTGTAAGATTCTGGAATGTAAGATAATCTTTTTGATTTTGGCTGATGACAATATTTCTTATTGGAGTTTCATATACTTTTCCGTTTGAACTTGGGTCTCCGTCTCCGGTAGCATGAATATATAATACATCTGAATCCCAATAATAGCTGCCCTCTGTACTTCCAACCAATTCAATGCTTGCAACTTTTGTCATCATTGAACCGTCTTCGAGTACATAATTGCCGGGATCTGTTGTTAATGCGATTTGATATGTGCTGCCAGAGGACGAGCCTTTAAATGCAATAATTCCCATAGTCGCAGGCTGAGAGGTTGTCCAGCTAACGGTTGTGTTATAATCCCCGGTTGAACTAACGACTCTGGATGCGACATCTATTTCTGCGTTTGCTCCGCTTGATGGCAAGTCAACTATTTCGGAGAAACTGTTTGTCCACCCGAATGCAGACGGATCTACCTTTACCGACACTGCACTTATCATCAACGTACTTGCGGTTGAGGCTGTAACATCGCCGGAGGCTAATTCTGTTACCCCGGCATTATCACTATCTGAAACCGCAAAATCGTCTAATGGAGTTGCGTCTATGTTGGAATACTCACCAGCCCAAATCATTGAATAATTGTCTGAAGTCCAAGAAAAATTTAATGTGGTTGGTTCGCTCGCGGCGGCTATTTTCCATGCTATTACAGTTTTTAAACCGACATCTTCAGATACCACTGTTTTGGTGTAGCCGGCAGGGAATGTAATTGTGTCATTGTTTCTGATCCCAAAGACAACAACAATTAAGTTCCCTTCCGTTATTGCGCTGTCGAAGGTTAGCGAATCAGACGTACCATACGCTGAAGCCGATGTTTTTGACTGAACCAAAGAAGGAGAACTTGCATAAGCCGAAAAAGATTCTGCGGAAAGAATATTGGCCCCGCTGTAAATACAGGTCTTGCCAGCAGCGCAATTAAAAGTAATAGGGCTTCCGCTCGAACCGGAAGAAGGCGGAACAATCGTGGTCCTGGTAATGCCGCCAACATCGTCTCCACAGTTGGTTATTATATCCCCAGCAGAGAACGTCTCTCCATTAAGAACGGTTGCGTTCATGGAGGTCGAAGCGTCCGAACATGAAGTCGCTGCCCCTTTGTTTGCCGCAGAACCATCGGCTCGATAATAGTATGTCGTCGCTCGTGCCGGCCATGCGATTAGAAGCACTGCCAGCAGGATCGGGATGAAGGATATGCGGTGTAGGAGTTTTTTCATTATCTTCTCTCACCGATGTTAAATATCACTTTTGCTCCTTGGGTTAAGGTTGCATCCGTAAAATCAAAGCATAACCTTTTCCGCTGATTATAATACATCACCCTTGGTTCCCCATCACCTGAAATTAGAAGAACCGATACGGGAGATGTCGCTACATTCCCTGTATATTCACGGATTGTAACCTGATCATCAGCAGCGCCAGGGATTAAAACAACAGACTCCACATTGATTTCCATGTCCATGATATAATCGCTGTCGATAGCGGATACCTCGATTGTTCTGTTTGTTTTATTTACCGTGTTTGCCGACCAGCCAGCTGTGACGAAAAACAGCAATGCCGCCAAAACAAAGATTGTTGAAAATAGATATTTTTTCATTATTTCCTCTCTTATTCAAGTTCCAAGAAACCGCCGCCCTCTATGTCTCCAAGAAAAACGGTTGAAGTCTTTTCGCCAGTGGTTACTTCAAAATAAATTATCCTGGTTATTTTTCTCCCAGTGCTGGTTGTCGCAATGATCTTGACCTTAAAAACGCCCACAGCATCGGCCTGTATCCGGTAAGAAATATCAGGGGTTGTCAGAGAATCGGATACAATCGTTAACCCGGTGTTGGCATCTATGCTATAATCATCCACCATCTCCGGGCTTACCAGGTATGAATCAAAATGCTCAATAAAATCATTGATATCATCGACAATCATCCGGTTGGTCGCACAAGTGTTGGGAGCCTCCGGTACAGGAATGTAGAATCGGCTTGTTTGGGCGTTACCGGCACCCATTGACTGCCTTCTCGGATATTGGATTTGCCTTGGATTGGCAGTCGCGGCATAAAGGAATGACATCTGGGCAGAAGCGTTCTTAAAAAGAGTAGGGTCCGGCTGCACACCCTTACCGAAATCAGACAATAATCTCACGGCAAGGATACATTCAAATGAGTACCAGAACTTTTTGTCAATCCCTGATGGAGAATTAACGTCGGGATCGTCTTCAAAATAGTACCCTGTGTTAATGTTCCTGGCAAAAAACTCATTTGCCATGCCCTCGAGACGCCTCAATGCGGTTTCAATATCCCTTGGTGACGGCTCTATAGTCATGCCCGATATTCGCATCTGAGAATAAGCGCCGTTGATTATATCGCCTTTAAGATCGTTCGGCATCGTCCTGTTCCTCTAATTCGCTGGTAAGCCGGTCAACACTCTTGTTCCACCAATGTTCTATGCCTGCGTCCTTGGCCGCTTTCCTAATAGCCTCTTCCTTGAGGTCATCTTCCGATAGTTCAGGAAGTTCCACAAGTTCCGGTTCCGACTCTTCCGGCGTCTCTCTTGGAGTTGATTTGTCGTCAGTCTCTTGTTTTTCCTCGGCATAGCATTCCTCCGGCGTGTAGTGCCAACCCTGCTTTAAAAGATGCAGATACGAATATTCGTTGCATATCTTATATTCGCAAGGAATACCGTTTACCTTATGGATGTTCCCTTTTCTATAGAGTATGATAGCCATTTTTGCCTCTAAAGATTGTGGGGAACCGAAGCTCCC